GACATGATCCGGTCGGCGCTGCCGATGGTGGTAGCTAGCACCTGCCTAGTGATGATCGGAACGAGTCTCAATATGTGGAGCACACAGCAGCTAATCCAGCAACATATCCAGACCATCCTTAAATCCGACGCAGCGCAGACAAACAAAATTGAGCGAATGGCAGAGGAAGTCAACACGGTTCGAGTTGATCACGGGATCACCAAGGCTAGGGTGGACATCATGGAGCGGCGGGGCCGATGATCTGGACAACGCCCCTGCTACTGGTCGCCTACGTGGGCATCTGTGAGTACCGGGCGCCCAGCCCCTGGCAGGCCTGCGACAACCGCTGGAACGTGGCTCTAGGCGTGCTGGTGCCCTCTCCTGTGGCGCCGCTGGCCCATGGCCTGATGGCCCGCATGGGGCCGCTGCAACGCCGCCGCCGATCTGACGCCACCCCTGAGCAGACCCCATGAGCAGCATCGCCGCGCAGATCCTGACGGCCCTGTCCACCACGCTCGCCGACGTGCCTGGCGTGGACGTGTTCGTGGATGATCCCGCCAGGCTGGTGAGCCGGCCTGATGGCGTGGTGCTGATGCTGGAGTGGGAGGAAGCAGCCGGCGGCGTGGACAACGAAACCCGCACCTGCGACGTGGTGAGCTACCTGCCGATCCTGGTGACGCTGTACTGCCCGAGGTCACCGGAGGACCCGCCGGGGTGGGATCTGCTGGACCCGTACTACGTGGAGCTGCACGGGAGGATCATGGCTGATCGGACCATCGGCGGCTTGGCCATGGATACGAAATCAATCAGCCGCCAACCGGAAAGCGGCGTCAAGGGCTGTGCTCTCCAGTGCCGCTACTCTGTCCAGTACAGAACCCGGCAGGAGGATGTAGAGCTTCAATGATCAACCTACCTTCCGGTCCGGGTGAGTTCATCCTTTCCGAGGATGGCGAATCCTGGCTCCCTGTGACCACCGACCCCGCCCCTACCCCCGCTCCCGAGGAATCCACCGATGGCCTTCAGAGATCAGATCGTTTGCGTGAAGGCCGAAGCGACAAGCGGAACAGCTGAAACCCTCGCCGGTAGCGATGCCATCCAGGTGGGCGCATTCACCCCCACCGTGCAGGACGTCACGGTCCTGGAGCGTACGGTGCTGGGCCCCCGGCCTGGGCCGGTCAAGGCGGCTGCCATGGTGGAGCGGAAGATCGGATTCGAGATCCCGTTTGAGTTCGCTGGCAGCGGCACCGCTGGCACCGCCGGGGGCGTGGATAAGCTCCTGCTGATGGCCGGATTCAACAAGGCGATTGTCGCCAGCACCAGCGTTACCTACTCGTTGGCCTGGCCCGCGCCGTCTACCACCTACACGGTCGCCAGCTTCATCGACGGCCAGCGATATATGGGCGTCGGCTGCCGGGCCAGCTCGTTCAAGATCAGCGCACAGGCCGGCGGCTTCCTGGAGGCCAGCGCCACCATCATGGGGATCTATCAGGTCCCCAGCGATACCGCCAACCTGACCCCCACCTTCCCCGCGCAGGCCAACCCTGTGGCGTTCAACTCGGCGGGCCTGACGGCTGGCACGGTGACGCTGGGCGGTGTTGCCGTCTGCGTGGCTGAGTATGAGGTGGAGGTGGCGAACACGACGCAGTTCTACGACTACGCCGGCTGCACCCCTGAGGTGGCGATTCAGGATCGCACGGTGACCGGCTCCATCACGATTGCCGCCACCGCCCTGGCCACCTACAACCCCTTTACCGCAGCGACCGCCAGCACCCTCGGCGCGCTGATCATCCCGGTGAACGGTGGCGCCGGGAACATCGTTACGCTCAACCACCCGTCTATCCAGTTCGGCGCCATCGAGGTGGTCGATCTGGATGGCAAGCGGGGCTATAAAGTCCCCTTTACTCAGGTTGCCTCAGCGGCTAACCAGGAGTTCAACATCGTGATGACTTGATCATCGCGGCGATGCCACACCACCACACCTACAAGCCATGTTTGAGATTGACAAGGGCGACAGCTACGAGTGGGATGTAGAAATTCAGGAGCCGACCAGCGAAGGCCACAAGACGGAAACCTTCACGGCTCTATTCAACCGCATCAGCCAGCCGCGCATTGATGAGCTGAACGAGAAGGTAAGACAGCGCATGATTGCCGCCCGTGCTGGTGAACCAGTCGATGGCATGATTGATGATATGCAAATTGCCGATGAAGTCTTCGCCGGCTGGACTGCTGGCATGCTTAAGAATGGGGCGCCGGTTGAGTACACGCCAGCCCTAAAGAAAAAGCTACTCGCTCGCTCTGCTTTTGCTGCTGCCATTGTCAGGGCCTGGAATGATGCCATCGGATACGGGCGAAAAAAAACCTCGTAGACTTTGCCCGATATTGGCTCACTGCCGGCGCCGATCAAGACAGCCCCGACAAGCTCCAGGCTTCGGCCGATGGGCTGGGCATCAAGCTCCCGGCAGGGTGGATCAAGCGGCCCGAGCCGAAGCCGTTCCTGGTGTGGCCCGAGAACTGGCCGGCCGCCGATCTGTTCCTGCGCTGCCAGACGCAGTGGCGCATGGGGCCTTATGGCAGAGTAGGCCTGGACTACCCCGCCGTGTTGGCGATGGCTAGACTCTATAGGAAGAAGGATCTGCCAGCGGTGATAGACGATCTGCAGACAATCGAGTTTGCAATCCTGAAGGGAGGCTAGGCAATGGCCGTCAACATGGATGCTGTACTGAGGGTTGTCGCCAAGGCTGAGAGCAGCGGCCTGAACACCCTGGAGCGCAACCTTCTCAGCATCCAGAGCATCGGCAAAGGCGTGGGATCGGGATTCTCCGCCATGGGCTCGGCTCTTAGTGGGCTGACTGGTGGGATTGCTGCGCTGGGCGTGGGCCTGGGCGCAGCCGGCCTGGCCAACTTCGTTAAGGGCACGGTAGACGCGGCAGACAATATGCGAGATCTAAGCATAAAGACTGGCATCAGTGTAGAGATGCTGAGCAAGTTTCAGCAGGCCGCAAATATGAGCGGCAGCAATATCGAGGAAACCGGAAAGGCATTCACAAAGCTGGCGCGCAATATGTCAGAGGCCGCCATGACCGGCAAAGGCCCGGCGGCTGACGCATTGCGCGAGCTAGGCCTTAGCGCCACAGATGCCAATGGTAAGATGGTGCCATTAGATGAGCAGATGCTGAGGATTGCCGATCGGCTTGCGGCATTGCCTGACCCACAGCGGCGGGTTGCGCTGGCGATGGATCTGATGGGCAAGTCTGGCGCCAACATGATCCCGATGCTCAGCGAGGGTAGGCAGGCGATTGAGAGCATGAATGCCAGCTTTGATCAGAAGTTCGCCGATGATGCAGATAGCTACAACGACAGCATTGAGACGTTGAAGGAATCATTTGTAAAGCTGGGGGTTGTACTTGGTAAGCAGCTTCTGCCATTGATGCAAGAGCTGGTTAATAAGACAACAGACGCGGCCATCGCTTTAAGGATTTTTAATCTTCCATTTGCGGGCAACAAAGCAGCCGAAATTGCCGCGATCAAAAACGAGATCATTGCGCTGCGTGAAGCGCGGGCACGTTTTGGCCAAAGCAGCCTAATCCCGAATAATGACGAAGAAAACCAAAGCGCAATTTCAGCAGCGACAGAAGCTAACGCGCAGCTGCAGGAAACCAAGCGGCTGCAGGATGAAGCCAAGCAATCGCAGGAGGCCTTTAGGGGGTCGGTCGCAATGACCAACGCTGAATACGAACGCATGAATATGTTGCTTGATGCCACCAACCAGCAGATACAGCTAGCGGCAAAATACCAGGATGCAAGGATTAACGCGGAAATCGAGATCAACAATGCCGCCAAGGCGGTGCTACAGGTGAAGCTGGATCAGGCGACCACGGAAGCAGAGAAAATCCCGATCATGCGGCAGATTGCAGCGCTGGACTATGAGAATGCCAGGCTCCGGCGGCAGGCATTAGCGGAGCAGATCGACGCGGAGGTGAGAAGCCTGGACAACAAGCGGAAAATGGCGTGGCAGGACAAGCGGCAGGCCGAAGATGCTTTGATCCTTGCGCGCTACTACGGCCAGCAAGCCGACGAACTGGAGAGGCAGCTAGACGCTAAAAAGGCCGCGGCCAATGCTGCCGACCGGGAGTACATAACGGCTCAGAAGATCGCCGACGAAAGGAGGCGGGCCGCTGATGCACAGCTTCAGGCCGAGCGCACGCAATCCCAGGCCAGGGCTAATCCTGCCCCGGTCGCAGCCGCCCGTGCCGGTGAGCCTGGCACCGGCCTGAGGCCTACCACTGCCGTTTACAACGGATATCCGGTGATGGAAGACGCAGGCGGCAACAGGTACCACGCCAGTATCCGCAATGGGATCGTGGATTACGTGCGGGCATTCGCCGGCGGCGGCTACACCGGCAACGCCCCCAGGACCGGTGGCATCGACGGGAAGGGCGGATTTATGGCGGTGCTCCACCCCAGAGAAACGGTGATCGACCACACCCGAGGCCCGGCCGGCGCCCGCCCCGGCATCACGATCCAGACCGGCCCGGTGCTGCAGCAGCCGGACGGCTCTAGGTGGGTCAGCATGGATGACCTGGAGCGCGGCATGGCGATGGCTGTGGATCAGGCGCTCGGCATCGTGGCCAGCCCTGCCGGTCGCATGGCGCTAGGAGGTGCCTGATCGTGGCATCCCTCCCCACCGCACAAGCCGCCCTCCTGGAGCTGAGCGACGGCAACGGCACCATCTACCGGCGCTGGCAGAACCACTGGATCGACGCGGGCGTGACGTGGGAAAGCCAGCGGTGGGACTATCTCGCCTTCAACTGGGATGGCCTCACAGCCGGCGCGGCCGCGGCCTCCGATCAAATCACGATCACCCTCCCCCGCGAGGGTGATGCGGGTGCCCTGGCAACACAAGCGGTGGCGCTGCGCTGGGTGGTCAACCTGCGGATCTACCAGCCCGACGAGGCCGCCGCCCTCAGCGGCCCGCCGGCCGGAATGCCGCTGCTCGACTCGGCCCTAGGGCAGGTGGTGGGGTTGACGGGCGATGCCACCACCCTGGCGCTACGGCTGGGATCGCCGCTGCTGCCGGTCGGCGCGCAGTTCCCGCCGCTGCTGGCCACCACGAGGCTAATTGGAGTACCGTGCCGGCTATGAAAAAAGCGGAGCAAGTTAGCTTCAGTTTCGCCACCATTGAGCAGAAGTACCCTCGCACGGCGACCGGTAGTTTCGCCATCACCTCAGCCGCCAATGGTAAGCGGGCGCCGCAGGCTGCCGCCACCGCCGCGACCGGTAGCGGGCCGCTGGATCAGCCGCAGCAGGCAATGGCCATCGGTGAACCGATCCCGCTGATCTGGTGCCGGCGGCGCGGGAATGTGGGTGGGGTGCTGGTGTTCCCGAGGGCGACCGAAGCCCGCTTTGAGAACAGCCCGAGCAGCATTACAGCCTCCTACCACTGCGTCCTAGGTGACGGCCCCATGGAGGGCATTGAGGTGCGGGACTTCCGCATCGGCGGCTGCCGCCGTGGCCGCTTCTCCCAGAACTACAACACCAGGGCGGGCAGCTGGGACCCCGGCAATTTCGCCACGGCACAGACGGCCTACCAGGTGCCCACCTTCCCGGGCTTCACCGGCGGCGGCGGCGACTACTCCGGCCTCTCGACCCTGGAGTTCAGCAGCTCAGTTCCCGGCGGTTCGGATGACTGGAGCAAGGGGGGCAACGTGTTCGTCCGTGAAGGCCGCACGGTGGAGCGCGGCCGGTTGTTGGATGCAGTGGTGGGGCCGTCCGACAACATCGCCGATCTGGTGCTTCATGCCATCGAGCGCAGCAGCCGGGTTCCGGCCGGGCTGATCGATATCCCCAGCTTCCAGGCCGCGGCCTTGTTCACTGAGGCCAATGGGTTGTGGTTCAACGGTGAGATCCGAGAGCCGGCGAATCTGGGCGACTGGCTGGTGCGAATCCTGCCGCTGTTCCTGCTGCGGCGCACCAAGATCCACGGGAAGCTTGGCCTCCGGCCGCTGCTGCCGGTCAACGCAGACGGCACTATCAACACCGGCCGGTTGTCGGCTAATTGGCTGGTGGATGAGGCCAGCATCGTGCCGGGCTCATTCCAGCAGACCTACAGCAACGACAGTCAGGCGCCGAACTATCAGGTCAACTGGCGACAGCAGCACGATGATCTAGAACCGCCGATCCCGCGCACCCTGGAGGTGGGCCAGCAGGTGACCGGCGCTCCCGTGGAGTCGCTGGATATGTCGCCGTTCTGCACCACCGAACTGCACGCCGCCAGGGCCGGCCACTACCAGCGCGCTTGCCGATACCTGCGGACCCATGTGGCTAGCGTCAAGCTGCGGCCTGGCATTCAATCCCGGTATGCCAAGGAAGGCGACATCGTGCAGGTCAAGCTACGGGCCGAGACGCCCCGGCAGGTGGCCACCATTAACGAGTGGTACGAGATCGTCAGCATCGGCCGCTCGCTGTCGGGGGAAGAATCGTGGGGCCTGGAGCACTTCCCTGTTGACAATCAGGGCCGCTCACTGCTGGCCCTGGCGGTGGCCGAGGCCACGGTGCCGGGCGTGATCCTGCCCAGCCAGCAGACGGCCTCCTGTGATGAGTTCGAGCGGGCAACCGACACCAGCCGCCCGCCGTCCTCCAGCATCAGCTCAAGCCCGCCCTTCAGCGCCCCCACCAACCCCACCAACCCAGGCAGCGGCGGGCAGGGCGGCGGCTTTGATCGCAGCGAGACGCCCGACCGCTCGCCCACTGCCCAGCCGCCACCGGATGGTGGAGGGACGCCAGCGAAGCCGGTAGGCGATGGTGACAGCCGATGCCCGCTGGGCTACAGCCGTGTTGACTTCGGCGCGTTCTGGGCCGTCAGGACTGGTGGCATATTCTTCGCGTCAACAAGCGCGAGCGTGGTAGGCGCCAAGGGCTGGCCTGGCGTTGCAATTAATACCGTCCCTGTAGTGGATAGCGCCTATGAAACCTATGACGTATACATCGACTACATTGATTCCAACGATCAGCCGCAACGGATTACGGCGCAATACTTCCTGCCCCGCCAGGCCGGCCTGCAACCTCACCTGTATGAGATCAACATATCCCGCCACGATTGCCTAGGTGATCCGCCGAACCTTGACCCATGGTGGTACGTCCGGCCGGGCGACACCCTGACCGGCCTGGCCGAAAGGTTCTACGGCAACGGCGGCCGCTGGCCTGACATCTACGCTGCCAACAAAGACAGCATCGGCCCCGACCCTGACCTGATCTTCCCGGGGCAGGTGCTGAGGATTCCACCGTAATGGCCACCTTCCCCGCCCTCACCCCTGCGCCCTACGACCTGACACCAGGGCAGTTCCCCGTCAGCGAAACCGCTGCCATGAACGGGGAAGCCTCCATGGTGCGGCACGGGAATGCCGAGATCGGGCGAACGATCACGCTGCAGTTCGTGGGGCTCACCGAGGCCGAGTTTCTGCTGCTGAAGGATCACTACCGGGGCCAGCGGAGTACGTTCGATTCGTTCCTGTTCACCACCACAACACTGCCGGCAGCCGATACACCAGCAGGGCAGAGCTGGACTTACACCAGCGCGCCTGAAGTGGAGGATCTTCACACCGACTTCTTCAACGCCTCCTGCTCCTTCACCTGCCAGCCGCGCGGCAGTGTGCTGATCGGCTCGGTGCAGCTGGTGAGCATGGCCGGCCCGCTGGTGCCGGGGGCACTTACTGATGGCCGGACCCCATTCGGGACCGGCGTAGCCCTGGTCTCACCAGCCTCCACCCTCACCCCCGGCCGCATGGTGGCCGGCGCCCTCTGGGCGCCCACCAACCTGCCGGCACTGGAGCTGTTTCTCAACTTCACCAACACCGGCGCACGGCACCTGCAGGGCGGCGTTTACCAGCACCAGGACGACGAATCGGGCAACAACCGACAGGCCAACCAAGCCACCACGTCGAGGCGCCCGACACCTGGCACTAGCACTTCTGGAGTCGCGTGCATGGCTACAACGGCTGGGCAGTTTTTACACCTAGCGGCCAGCATCACCACGGCTCGGTTTGTGCTGGTGGCGGCAGAGTTCTTCCAGCCCGACACCGGCAACCAGTTCCTAATCGGTGATGCTATCTACTCTGATTTCTTCGCTCCCTATCCATCCGATCCCCGGCCTGATCTGCTGCTGCACCCCTCCTACAGCTCCGCATCCGTCCGCAACGGCGATGGATGGATGACCGGCACCAGAACCGCACCGGTGGCGATGGTGAAGCGCAACCGCCCCACCTCCTATGAGTTCGCCACCACGGCGTCTGTTGCAGTTAGCGAGTTCTCGGCCGACCGCACCAACTTTTACGGCGACCGGGGCATCATCGGCAACCAGTACGCCATCATCGTGTGCAGCGCCCTACCCAGTGATGCGGACCGCTGGAAGCTGCAGGGCTGGATTGCTCACCGATTACTGGTGCCGGGTGATCTGCCGGCCGATCATCCCTACCGTTCCACCCTGCCTATCCTGTAGCCATGGCTTCCCTGATTCCTGATTCGCTGCTGGCTGATGTGTTCGCCGGAAACGTGAACACGTCGCACACCTTCAAGATGATGCTGTGCACCAGCGCATACACCCCCAGCCGGGCGCATAATCGCCGCGATGATGTAACCAATGAAGTCAGCGGCAACGGCTACACCGCTGGCGGGGCCACGGTGACGCTCACAATCACCACCGACACCACCAACCACAAGACCACGCTGACCGTTGGCGGCGCATCGTGGGCCAGCTCCACCATCACCGCCCGCACCGCCGTGATCTACCGGGCCCGGGGTGGCGCATCCTCGGCCGATGAGCTGGTCATGATCATCGAGAACCCGGCCAACGTCAGCAGCTCTGGCACGACCTTCGCCGTTGCCGCCAGCACCTGGGAGATCCCCCACCCAACGCCCGTCTGATGGCCATCTTCCCCGCCCTCCAGCCGCTGGCCCGTAGCTACAACCTCGGCGCCCATCCGGTCTCCGATGTGGTGGCGCCGAATGCCGATCTCGTGCGCTTCATTCATGCGGCTGTCGCTCATGGTGTGCCGCTGGCCCTTGAGTTCCCGGCGATCACGCAAGCTGAGGCCGATCAGATCCGGGACCACTACCTAGGTCAACGCGGGCGCACGGTGGCATTTGACATTCCGGCGGCGCTGTGGCTGACCCATACGGATACCGATGATGTTGTGCCGGCGGGGCAGCTGTGGAGGTATGCCAGCCCACCAGGCCGGAAGGCCCGTGATGGCGGCCTCTACGATGTATCCGTTGCGCTGGTCTCGGAATGAGCAACCCTGCCCCGATCGGCCTGGATCAGCTGTTCCGGTTCTACCGGGGATTGCCGCATCAGCTGGCCGCGATCTCTGAGCTCGAGGATGACCTACGGGCCAACGGCTACGCGGCGGCCATGCGACGTGATCGGCCGTGGTTCGCGGCCTGGAGCCAGGATGGCAAGCTGCCCGAGGCGGCGCCGACGAGGCCAGCAGCTGGGGTGGTGAAGGTGCCCGGTGTGGTGCCCTACTTCCCCCAGCAGGACAACGGGCCGGAGGGCTGGCGTCAGTGCCAGTCCAGCGCCATTGCCATGTGCCTGGCCTACCTGAGGGTGCCGGGCATTCGCGATGATCTCGACTACCTGAAGGTGGTCCGCAGGTTTGGGGACACGACCAGCCAGGCCGCGCATCAGCAGGCGCTGCGGTATCTGCAGGCCCCGGGCCGGTTCACGCAGATGGCCTCCGTGGCGCAGATCGAGGCCGAGCTTCAGGCCGGCCGGCCCTGCTGTCTCGGCGTGCTCCACCATGGCCCGGTGACGGCGCCGACCGGCGGCGGCCATTGGATCGTGGCCTACGGCTACGAGGGCCCGCCAGGCGGCCGGCGGTGGCTGGTGCATGATCCCTACGGGGAGCTGGATCTAGTGCGCGGGGGGTGGACGTCGCGGGCCCTCGTAGCCGGCGAAGCTGAACGCTACAGCTATCGCAATCTGAACCCGCGCGTCTGGGCCGAGGGGCCGGCTAGCGGGTGGGCCTGGACGTTCGGCGGCTGGGTGGGCGTGGACGCTCGGCGACCGATGGCCTAGGGTGGCGGCGAAGAGAGCTTCACGCCCCCGGCAACCCCGGGGGCTTTCTATTGGCGGGGGCTACAGGCTGAGGCCGAGCTGGGCCGATCCAATGCAGGCCGGCGACAGCCACAGCCGCTCGCGGCGACCGTTCAGGCCGTTGGTGCTGTAGCCCGCCCCTCGGCCTGCCTTGCCCTCAGCAACAGACCAGCCGCGCTGCAGGAGGGCATCGTGCTCGGTGTCGTAGCCGCAAAGGATGATCCGCAGATCAGCCGGCGCAGTGGCGCACCACTCCCGCACGGCGATGGCCACCCCCTCGGATGATTCGGCGTAGAGATCACCGGAGGTGGCATAGGGCGGATCGAGGAAGACGGCGCGGGCGCCATCGCCTCCGGTGCCAGCCCTGGTCACCGATGGTTTCACCACCCGCTCCCACGATCCGCAGGTGATTCGGGCCCGCCGGAGTCGATTGGCGAGCTGCTGCATGTAGGCCGCCAGCACCCCCTTCCCCGCATCCCCGAGATGGGGCAGCTCGCGGTTCACCCCCCGCCCCGCATCCCCGAGATGGGGCAGCTCGCGGTTCACCCCCTTCCCCGCATCCCCGAGATGGGGCAGCTTGCGGAGGTGGTCATCCACCACGCGCCATGGCCCCGGCCCAAATGGATCGCCGATGCCACAGGCCAGCACATATAGCCACCAGCCCGCCGCCTTCGCGTCGTGGGCCTCAGGATCGCCCTCCAGCCATGCCACTAGGTCAGGCGTGCGGCGCTGCTGCAGCCATGCCAGGCGGGCGTGATAGTCGATCTCAGCGACCGGCCCCCAGGCAGCAGCAGTCACCGCGTCAGGGTTGAGCTGGATTGCCCGCCAGGTGTTGACCAGCCACCCGTCAGCATCGTTCAGGGTTTCAACCCTGCGGCCCTTGAACGGCGGCCGGGCCAGCAGCACCGCCGCCGATCCAGCGAACGGCTCCACATACCCGGCCGGGTCACCGAGCGCCTGCCAGATCCGTGGCGCGGCGCGGCGCTTGCCGCCGAAGTAGGGGAAGGGGGCAGCCAGGGTCAACTCACCCCCTCCCTCAGCCACGCCTCCAGCCGCCCCCTGCAGCGATCCTGCCGGCACCCTCGGCCGTCGCACACCTCCCAGCAGCAGCCGCCCTCAGGGTCCACGGCGGCGCGAATCGTGGGCCTCTCGGCAGACTGAGGCAAGCGGCTGGTGGCGGTCATGGCTGACGATGGTGAGAGGTGGATGCAGGCGGGGCTGAGCCTGTCTGAGCAGCTGGCTCTAGAGGCGTCGCGTCGGGCGATCCCTCGGCTTCACAGGCACGACCTAGAGGCCAGGCTAGATTCAGCCCTCGTGCATCTGGCCTACTGCCGGGCGATGCTTCATCAGGCGACACGGCGCGTTGCCGAGCTGGAGCTACGGGAAGCAGCCGGGCCGCCACCAGCCGCGAAGGCCAGGCGACCCGGGATGCTGTGGCGGGCTAGGTGACGGGCAGGGGAATGGCCCAGTGGGGGAGCCAGTGGGTGTAGCGGCGGCCTCGCATGACCCAGGTCAGCTGGTCGCCGCTTAAATGCCCGATGCTGAGCTGTATCCACTTCCAGTTGCCGTCAATATCCCCGCCGGCCCAACACCAGGGGAAGTAGGCAGGTTCGCCAGGCCATAGGGTGCAATCCCCCTCCCCCGGCAGCCGCTCGCTCGCCGGGATCGGCTGGGGGGTGGAGCGGCCCCAGCGGGAGAGGATGGCGCGGGCATAGGCGAATACCTGCGCCTCTGTCAACTCGTATTGAACTGGATTCCCCGCTGTTGCCTGGAACCTATACAGCCGAGTATCAATGGCGAGTCGCAGCAACTGATCATCCGTCGGACCCTGTGCCACCGGCTGGGCCAGGGCGGTGCGGGCGTGATCAATCGCCACCGATGAAGGCGGCGCCGTGGCGCCCCAGGCCTTGGCGTCAATTTCAGCCAGCAGCTCAGCGCACAAAGCTCGAAAATCAGGAGGATTCATAACAGGTCCAGTTGGGTGTATGTGGTGCCCGCCTCCGCATCACGCAGCGGCGGGGGTGGTGGTGCAATGGGCGGCGGTCGGCCTGGGTTGGCCAGGAATAGTTCGGCCTCCCGCAGCAGGCGCTGAGCAGCTGGCGCACTGATGCCCAGCTCAGCGGCCATGGCGGGCCGCGAGCGGCGGCGGCCATCAAACCCCCACCTCCCCTCTACAAGCCGCCGATGAATTGGCGGCAACCGGGCCAGCAGCTCACGTAGATCGGCCAGCTGCTGATCATCGGCTGGGGCCGGCGCCGCGATGGTGGCCCCCAGGGTCTGGCGATCATCCTCCCCGGTGCCGCGGTGGGCGGGGCAGTCGAGGGAGTAGGTGGGGCCTTTGAGCTGCCGCTCCAGCGCCCGGGTGATGCCCTGCCAGATCCACCAGGTGGCGTAGGTGGTGAACCTGTAGCCGCGGCTGGGGTCGTACTTCTCAGCCGCCCGGGTGAGCCCCACAGCGCCAGCCTGCAACAGGTCTTGCAGATCATCGGCTGAGATCGAGAGGCTGGCCAGCTTGGGGGTTTGCTTGCCCAGCACATGAGCCACTAGGCGCAGGTTGCAGGCCACCAGGCGATCGCGGGCCCGGCGGCCCCGGCGGATCACGCCAGCTGGCGCCCCATCAGGCCCAGCCGGGTGATCCTGCCAGGACCGCACCAATCCGCCTAGGTGCAGCTCATTGGCGGCGCTGAGCAGCGGATGGCGACCGGCGAGGTTAAGCCATGGCTGGGCAGGGTCGGCGGCCATGGCTCACGGTGGCGCGAGGCACACCGCACCCACAGCCGCCAGGCCGGCCGGGATGTAGTGGTCAGCCAGGAACAGGCCGGCGGCTACACCGGTCAGGGCCAGCGCGAACAGGTAGCGAGTGGTGGGGCGCTGGGGGGTAGGCATCAGAAGGGGGCCTCTTCGTCGCTGAACTCATCGACGTAGGAGCTGTCATCCGCCAGCGGAATAAAGCTGGCTTGGCGCTTGGCCGCCTCATCCGCCTTGTAGGCAGTCTCGGCCGCGTCAATCCAGCGGATGTCCTCGCCCGGTGCCAGTGCCACAGGGCCATAGAACCCGAGCGACACGCCACGGGGCACAGCCTCAGCGTCTGCCTGCTTGCGGATTTCGGCGCCCCTGGATGCGCCGTTCTGGTCGTACTGCCTCGCGTGGGTGGTGCTCATCATCAGCACGTCGCCGACGTTGAGCCGCCCGCCCCGGTGAAGCTTGCGGGCTTCGATCCACTCGCCAAACCCCTTAGCCTTCAGGATCACGCGGACCCGATCACCAGGGGCAGGTACACCGGATTGGTCACCGATGGCGGCGTTCATGTTGCCTTCCATGGCGACACCATGGATAACAAGCTCCTGCTTGTATTTCGGCTGCCCGTCGCGGTTGGTGCCATTGGGGATCTTCACCATCTGATTAGTAGACGGATCTTTCCGCAGCCGGTCGCGCTGTTCAAATCGAATCACCGCAATCTTGGCGGCTTCGCCAATGCGTTGATGCTTGAGGATGGGATAGGCGACATAGTTGCCGCCATCATTGAGTTCGATTGCCATGATCAGTGGTTGTTGAAGGGTGGAATGTCGAGCGGTGGCAGGCCCGCGCCAATGCGGACTAGCTGATGGATGGCCAGCGAGCGGCTGAGGCCGTGGCGTGTGGCGTATGCCGTCACAGCTGCCGCTGCATCAGGCGCCAGCGACACCATGGCGGCCACGGTCTGGCGAGCAGCACGCAGGCGCCGCGCAGGCGGCTGGCCGGCAGGGTCGGGCAGCGGGCGCTTAGCTGGCATCAGGCGGCGGCTCCGGCGTGTGCACCGCCTGCAGGTACGCCCGCGAGACCGGCTCTGGCCGTGCATTGGTGATCGCGTCTGTCACCTCCTGGATGGCCTGACTGGCGCGGGCCAGGGTCTCGGCGCGGCGGCTGAGATCCAGCAGGCGGCCTACACCAATCGGCCCCATCTGCTCACCGCGGCTGATGCGTTCGGTGAGGCTCAGGATGGCGGCCTGGTAGTCGTCGGCGATGCGGTCACACAGTCCCTGGGCCATCTGCAGGCGGTCGGTCGCCATGCGGTCAGCGGCGCTCATGGCACCACCACCCCGGCGGCTTCACCGGTGAAGCGGTCCACGAACTGGAGATGCTGGAACTGCTGAATCAGCGGGGCGATTGCCTTTTCTTCGCGGGGCACGCTGAACGCGTGGCGGAACGCCAGGGTGAAGCTCTTTCGCTGGTCGGCGGTCATGCCCTTCACCATGGCCAGCGCCGCGTTGCGCTCGTTCTCGGTGAGCGGGTCGGTGGTGGCGCGGCCGGGAGCCACGAGGGCAGCGGCGCGGTCGGGTTCGGGGGCCGCGGCATCCTCCTCTTCCTCCTCTTCCTCGGCGGCGGGCTGAGGGTCGGGGGCCGCGGCCTCAGGTTCGTCAGCGTCAGCATCAGCAGCCGGCACCGACGGCTCAGCAGTGGCGCGGGCAGGGATCAGCTCCAGCGGCAGGCCGAGGGCCCAGGCGACCACCTCGCCGGTGGAATCCAGCTCCGTCTCACGGGGAAACTGGCAGGCGATCTGGTGGCCGCCAATGTGGGCCACGATCAGCTCAGAGCCGGTATCAACCCAGCAGAAGCCGTGCTCGGACGCCAGTGCCAGCAGCGCCCGCAGATCAGGTCCGCAGGTGGCGGCTGGCGTCAGCGCCTCCTCCTGCAGATCGGAGAGGCTGGAATAGAACCGCTGCCGTGCCGCCAGCTCATCCGGCGGCGGGGAGTGCTCAGTCATAGGGCGTGGTGTGGTGAGCGGCCCAAGGGGTGGGGCCATGCCGGCAACCATAACACGGGCCTTACTGCATGAGTAAGGTTATGACAGTCTGTGAACAGGGCGCCCGGATGGTGGGCGACCGTCATACCGTGCGCTACATTGTGTGGGTCGGGAGGGAAACACTCTCGACGGCACCACACCACACCCCCCTACGACCATGTTCCACCGCTTCATCCTTGAAATCGTCTTTTGGGTCATCGCCATTCCCCTGCTCGTGCTCACCATGCTGGAGTGGCTCACCGAGACCCGCACCCAGCAGATCCGCCGTCTGCGCCGTGAAGGCCACTCGATCCGCAGCATCGCCGCCACCGTCGGGTGCACCCAGTACCGGGTGCG